AAGGCGAGCAGGTCGACTGCATCTTCACAGACCCGCCATACAACGTGGCATACCAGGGAGGAACCAAAGAAAAACTGACCATCGCCAACGACGACATGGACGACGTCACGTTTCGCAAATTCATAGGCGACGCATTCAAAGCGATGAACAAGACCATCAAAGAAGGCGGCGCGATTTATGTCTGCCACCCCGACACGGGCGGCGTTCTTTTCAGGCAAGAATTCGAGAAGGCAAACTTCATGCTGAAGCAGGTGCTCGTTTGGGTTAAGCAAACATTCGTGCTCGGACGCCAGGACTACAACTGGCAACACGAGCCGATCCTTTACGGATGGAAACCAGGCGCAGCCCACGTGTGGGTCGGGCCATTCAGCAACAGCACCGTCCTCGATTACGACAAGGACTACAGCGACATGAAGAAGGACGAGCTCGTCGAGTTGCTAACCAACATCAAAAACGGGTCCAGCGTGGTGCGCGAAAACAAACCACCGAGGAACGGCGAGCACCCAACAATGAAACCAGTGAACCTCGTAGCGCGACTTATCATCAACAACACACGACCACAGGAACTCGTACTCGACCCGTTCGGCGGCGGCGGTTCCACGCTGATAGCAGCGCAGCAGCTCGGACGATTTGCCCGCATCATTGAACTCGACCCAAAGTACTGCGACGTCATCTGCACACGATGGCAGAAGGTAACAAACAACAAACCGATCAACGCGAAGACAGGCAAAGCGCACGACTTCAAACCAGCCGATGCCTAAACCAGTAGGCAGACCACCCAAACCTGTCGAACAGAAAAGACGCACAGGCAACCCAGGCAAAAGGGCGCTGCCACAAACAACGATCGCAATACCAACAAGCGCAACAACACCAATAGCGCACAGACCACTAGGACCAGCAGGCCAACACTTCTGGGAACGAGTGTGGTCGGTTGGCTTCACTTGGATAAGCCCACAGATGGACATCGAAATTCTGCAGATGGTTTGTGAATTGATTGATGAGAGAACAGCGCTGCGAATGAAAGTGCTCGTGGACCAGGACTGGCGTGACCGTTCCGGCCTTCGAGCATTAGATGCCCAAGTATTAGATTGTTTATCCCTGCTCGGTTTCACGCCAGTCGATCGAGCACGTCTCGGATTTGTGGAGGTGAAAATACAAAATGAACTTGAAGCATTCAGAGAACGCAAAGCAACTAGGCAAACCAACGTGGTCGACGCCGAAGATTTACCAGACTAACGACGGGCAGAACGTCTCAGATTTTGCTGAAACATTCCTTCACGTTTCCAAAGGCATCCGCGCAGGCGAACCGCTGTACTTAACAGACTGGCAACGCAAACTCCTCGAAGCATTATATGAACGCAGACCAGACGGACTACTTCGATACCGCCGAAGTTTGATAGGCCTCGCCAGGAAAAACGGCAAGTCCCTGCTCGGCTCCTTGATTGCGCTCTATGCATTATTCGAAGGAGAGAGTGGCGCAGAAGTTTATAGCGCAGCAGGCGACAGACAACAAGCACGAGTCGTGTTCAACGAGGCGAAGATACAGATAACACGATCGCAAGCATTGAGCGGCATCTGCAAGGTTTACCGCGACGCGATAGAGATACCATCAACAGGCGCGATTTACCGTGTGCTTTCGAGCGACGCCGCGCTTCAACAAGGGTTAAACCCCAGCGCCGTGATTTTCGACGAGCTCCACGTGCAGAAGGACTCAGAATTATTCGACGCTTTGACCTTAGGATCAGGCGCACGCAAAGACCCACAGATCGTCGCCATCACAACAGCAGGATACGACTTCGACACAATATGCGGCAGACTTTACAACTACGGCAAGCGCGTCATTTCAGGCGACCAGGATGATGAGCGCTTCGGTTTCTTTTGGTGGGAAGCGCCAGAAGGAGCAGCCATCCACGACAGAGAAGCGTGGGCATTAGCAAACCCAAACCTCGCAGAAGGCCTCCTCGACATCGAGGACATGGAAGTCTCGATGAACCAAACGGCGGAAATACCATTCAGAAGATACCGCCTGAACCAATGGGTAAGAACAGACGGCGACTCCAGCTGGCTACCAGCAGGCGCATGGCAACAATGCGCATCAGACCTGCAGCTTGACTTCGACACGCCCACGTTCGTGGGCATTGACATGGCGTTGAAGCACGACTCGATCGCCGTCGTTATTTGCCAGGCGAAGGACGGGCGCCTAGTTGTTCGCGCCAAAATTTGGCACCCAGACGGAAACATGATGGACATCGCCACAGTCGAGCAACACCTCAAAAGCCTGCACAGGACTTACAACGTGCGCGAATTCGCATACGACCCCGCCTTCTTTCAGAGAAGCGCAGAAGCACTCGCAGACGACGGACTGCCGATGGTTGAATTCCCGCAAAGCCCACAACGCATGGTCCCAGCGATAGGAACGATGTACGAGGCGATCGTCAACAGGCAGATAGCGCACGACGGCGACCCAATGTTCACAGACCAAATTCTGTCTGCAGTACCACGACAAACAGACGGAGGACTTCGACTGAGCAAAGGCAAGTCAAAACGAAAAATAGACGCGGCGATAGCATGCGCACTAGCAGTCGATCGAGCAACACGCAAACCAACCGAAGAACCCGTCCCTGGTTTCTTTGTAGTCTAGGAGGAACATGATTTTACTTTTCGAGATGATAGGAACGGCGCTCGTCGTGGCTGGGGTATTCTTATTATCAATACCAACAGGGCTGATAAGCGTCGGCCTCGCAATTCTGTTATTCACGTTTGCGATTGAACGAGGACAGAGGAAGGCTAAGTAATGCTCTCACGATTGTTCAACGGCGGCACAGAAGAACGAGCGATCTCATACCAAACCCTGTTCGCATTGGGCGACGGCTTCGCCGTTTCCACAAACGCTGGCACAATTATTACACAACAAGACTCGCTGAAAATAGAAGCCGTTTATTCATGCGTTCGAATAATCGCAGACAGCATCTCAACGCTTCCAGTCGACACCTTCCTGCGATACAACGGAACACGCCAACCACTACGACCACGACCACAATGGCTAGACACGCCAGAGTCGGGAGTGAGCAGAATCGAGCACTTCCAACAAGTGCTCATTTCACTAATGCTAAACGGCAACTCATTTACAAGAATTCTGCGCGACGACCAAGGCGTCGCCGCACTTGTTGTCTTGAACCCAGAAAAAGTCCAGTGCAGCCGCGACCAGGCAACACGCCGCCCGATTTACGTTTACGACAACCGCGACGTCATCCAAGCAGCAGACATGATCCACATCACCGAGATGCGTCTACCAGGCGACATGCGCGGGCGTTCACGAATTGACCTCATCAAAGAAAACCTAGGGCTCGCACGCGCACTCGAAGAATTCGCAGCTCGCTTCTTCGGACAGGGCAGCAGCGCATCAGGAATAATCGAATTCCCTGGCAACCTTTCACGCGAACAAGCCAAAGACCTCGTCGACGGCTTCGAAGAAGGCCATCGCGGACTACGCCGCTCGCACAGACCAGGCATTCTCTTCGGAGGCGCACGCTTCACAAAAACAACCGTCGACAACGACAGCGCCCAATTCCTAGAGTCGCGCCGTTTCGCAGTAGAAGAAATAGCCCGCATCTTCCGCGTGCCACCATCGATGCTCGGAGTGACCACGCCAGGCGCCATGAGCTACGCCAGCGTCGAAATGAACTCGATCGCATTTGTCCAGCACACGCTACGCCCATACATCGAAAAAATCGAGGAAGGCTACAGCCGCCTCCTCGACGGGCGAGCCTTCATGAAATTCAACGTGGACGGCTTGCTTCGAGGCGACCAGGCATCGCGCTATACGGCGTTCAGCACAGGCATCCAGTCGGGCTTTCTTTCGATCAACGACATCCACAGGCTCGAAGACATGCCGCCAGTTGAAGGCGGCGACGCATACCGCGTGCCACTTGCCAACGTGGACATCAACGCAGCGAACCTCGCAGAGATAGACCGCAAGTCAATAATTGCGCAACGCCTCATCCTTTCTGGTTTTGATCCAGCAGCAGTACTCGCATCGCTAGGACTTCCAGCAGTCGCACACACAGGAGTCCCATCATCAGGCCTGCAACCACTCGCAAGTGTGAACCCAGCAGACCCGCAAGCCGCATACGACGTGAAACAGTAGGAAGACGATGCCAATTCAAACAGGACAAGTGAGCGTAGGAACAACAGCGACGCGGATACTTGGAACGAGCGGGAACTTCGGACACGTCATCCTGCAGAACAACGACGCCACAGACGCCGTCTACATTGGCGGCACAGGCGTAACAACCAGCACAGGAATGCAGCTACAGAAACTAGAACATCACGACTTCGACGTCACACCCGCGACAGAGCTCTACGCCGTTTCGAGCAAGAGCGGACACATTCTTTCCTACCTGCTCCAGCAACTCTGATGCCGTACTTCATAACGGACAAAGCGGACGGCTGCGAAGGCTGGGCCACAACTAAGGAGGACGGCGAAGTGATCGGATGCCATGCAACGAAGCAGGACGCGATAGACCAGATGGTCGCGGTTTCATTAGCAGAAGATATGGCGCCAGGCGGAGAACGCAACAGCGAAGCAGAAGACGTCGTCATCGTTGACATTGACGGCACGCTCATCGCAGGCGGACAAGGCATCCAAAAAAACGTGGACTACGTGAATGCCTTATACGACAACAACTTCATCTACATTGTTACAGGCAGAAGCGAAACAGAAGAAGCCACAACCATCCAGGAACTAGATGCCGCTGGCGTCAAGTATGACGACATCGAATTCAATGACGACATGAGCGTGCCAACACCTGAATACAAAAAACAAACGGCTGCAGACATTCAAGAAGAAGCAACAATCATCCTTGCCATTGACAACGACGCAGCAGCTCGAAGCGCATACAGCTCGCTGGGCATAAAAACCCTAGACCCAAAAGACATCAAACCAGAAACACCAACACGCTCGTTCACATTCTGGCGCAAGCAAAGCGAAGCCTTTGCTACGCTGGAACCTATGGCTGAACAGGTCGAGACACGACGCGTAACATTCAACGACTTCGAACTACGCGCAGCACCACAAGGCAACGGTATGACCTTTAGCGGTTACGCCGCGGTCTTCAACAGCAACAGCGAACCGCTCCCATTCATCGAGCGCATCGCACCTGGCGCATTTGCGAAAAGCCTCAAAGCCCGCAACAACATCCGCATGTACATGAACCACGACTCCAGCATGCTGCTCGCAACCACACGTGGAAAAACCCTCCGACTTCAAGAAGACAGCAAAGGCCTGCTCGTTGACGCAGACTTGCCAGACACCACCGTCGGGCGCGACCTTTCAGTACTGATGCAACGCAAAGATGTCGACTCGATGAGCTTCGGTTTCACCGTCCCACAAGGCGGAGACAAATGGAGCAACGACGGCATGCAACGCGAACTCACCCAAATCAAACTCTTCGAAGTTTCAGTCGTGACAGGCTTCCCTGCATACGCAGCAACAAGCGCCGCCGTCCGATCATTGGATGCATTGGCAACACGCACAGGCATCGACGCAAACCAACTCGCAGCAGCAATCAACACACTCGAAGCAGGGCAAACATTAAGCGCAGACCACGCGGCAGTCATTCGTGAAACAGTCGCCAAACTTGAGCCACAACAAGAAGCAGCACCTTCACGCGTGGGCCTCATGGCTAAGCACCTTGACCTGCTAAAAGATTTCGCTTAGTCTTTTACAACTGCATCGGATGAGCGGAGCCGCCTTCGATGTTGCTGATAGCGGAGCCGCATCAGGTTAAAAAACCATCCTGCGTACACCCATCAACAACATCACTCCCAACAGGGAAAAGGAACCAAACATCATGAAGGAATATATCGAACGTCAAGTCGAAATTCGTAACCGCGCATGGAACGAAGCAAAGTCGATCCTTGACAAAGCAGCAGCAGAAAAGCGTGACCTTTCAGCCGAGGAAGAACAGACCTACGGTCGCATCTCCAAGGAACTCGAAGACCGCGCAGCAACCATCGCAAAGCTACGTGACGACGAGTCACGCGAACTTCGCATGGACGCAGCAACACGCGAAATCGCAGACCAGGTACGCCCAATGTCGGCAGCACCAGTGGCAGACGACATCGCACACATCCGCTCACTCGTAATGAATGAGAAGCGCTCACACAACTTTGAGCGCCGCGACATTCTGAAGTCAAGCACTGGCTCCCCAGTTCCGACTTCGTTCTACGACCAAGTGATTATGAAGGCACGCCTCATCGCGCCAGTACTTCAGACATCAACCGTCTTGAACACCACAGGTGGCGAGAACCTCCAAATCCCATCGTTGTCAACTTATTCAGTAGGCACCGTGACAGGCGAAGGCTCAGCAATTGGCGAGAGCGATCCAGTATTCAACAGCTTCATCACACTTGGCGCGTATAAATATTCGTTCCTTGTTCAGTTGTCGAATGAATTGCTTGAAGACAGCGGCGTCGACATTCTCGGCTTCATGGCAGACCAAGTCGGTAACGCCCTCGGCTACGCAGTCGGCTCAGCATTGACCGTTGGAACTGGCACAGACATGCCAAAGGGAATTGTTGCAGCATCGTCTGTTGGCGGAACCGCAGGCACAGCGACAGCATTCACCGCAGACAACCTCATCGACTTGCTCTACTCTTTGGATGGCGGCGCACGCAACCTCCCAGGCGTCGGCTGGATGATGAACGGCAAGTCAGTCGGAGCAGTTCGCAAGTTGAAGGACACAGCTGGGAATTATGTATTCCAGCCGAGCCTCGCAATGGACAGCCCAGACATGCTTCTTGGCAAACCAATCTACGAGAACCCATCGATGGTCGACGTTGCGACAGGAACCAAGAGCGTGATCGTTGGTCACCTACCTTCGTACTACGTGCGAACCGTAGGCGGCTTGCGATTGGATCGAAGCGACGACTTCGCATTCAGCAGCAACCTGGTGACCTTCCGCGCAACATTCCGCGTGGACGGTAACCTGCCACAAACATCACACATCAAGCACCTGCTCCAGCCGTAATTAGCTGACAGATGCAAGCGCTGCCGTGAGGCGGCTACATTTGAGGGCGACGCGAACACGCAGGGCGCGTCGCCCTCATTTATTTTCTGCGACCTGCGAAGGAGACAAAGGTGGGCAATGCGCGTAATTATCCAGAGCACAATGGTCGAGTTACCAGACCTCGAAGCACAGCTCCTTCTTCGAAGGGGAATAGCACACTTGCCAGAACAAGCGGACGAGCCAATGCAGACGCGCTACGAATCCTCTGGTATTCCAACGCCCCATTTGCGCCAACAGGCTACGGCACGCAAACCGCGCAAGCAGTACCCAGGCTCATTGAAGAAGGCCACGAAGTAGCGATACACGCGATGTACGGCATCGAAGGTGTTGCCTCGATGTGGAACGGAATCAAGTTATACCCAAGAGGAATGGCGCCTTACAGCGACGACATTCTGACAGCGCACTGGATGGATTGGGCAAACGGCAACAAAGAAATACCAGCGCTCCTCATGACGCTTTTCGATGTTTGGGTATTGAAGTCGCCTTCGATAAACCAGATAACAAACATCGCCTCCTGGGTACCAATCGACCACGCCCCATGCCCACAAGAAACAATTGCCTGGTGCAAACGAGACAACGTGAAGCCCATCGCCATGTCGCAATTCGGGCTGCGCATGTTTGAAGCAGAAGGAGTCGAGGCGTTCTACGCGCCACACGGAATTGACGCAGCATTCAAACCAACACCAAAGTGGAGCAACGGGCAACGCGAATGGACAGGACGCGAACTCATGCAAATACCAGACGACAAATTCGTCGTCATGATGAACGCAGCCAACAAAGGACAGAACCCGTCCCGCAAATCATTCGGAGAAAACTTGCTGGCCTTTGGCATTTTCGCAGAGACAAGACCAGACGCGATCCTTTACCTGCACACAGAACGCGACGGAGCAATGGGCGGCATCAACCTCGTGCCACTTTTGGAGGCCTGCGGAATTCAACCGCACCAATACAAAATCGTAGACCAATACTCATACCGAGCAGGCTTCCCGCAAGGCGCACTCGCAGCCATGTACACAGCAACAGACGTCCTCCTTGCCTGCAGCATGGGCGAAGGTTTCGGCATCCCAGTGATCGAAGCGCAAGCCTGCGGAACACAAGTCATCGTCTCGGACTTCACCGCGCAACCCGAACTCGTCGGAGCAGGCTGGGCCGTCGACGTTCAACCATTCTGGGACGCCCACCAAAAATCGTGGTTCTGCACGCCACAAGTGCCGTCCATCCTTGAAGCCTTAAAGGACGCATACGAAACGCCACGTGGAACAAACCAAACCGCCGTCAACTTCGCAAGCCGCTACGACGCAGACCAGGTCTGGGCAACCCACTGGAAACCAATTATGAAGGAGCTCGCAGCGTGGTGCCATGCATCATCATCCCAGTCCTGAACCGCTACGACCTTCTCGAACGGGCCATCAAATCCATCGATTACCCAGTCGAGGAACTTCTCATCATCGACAACGGAGGGCAGAGCACACTCAACGACTACCCCTGGGTAATCGACAGACGACACGTGAAAAATTACCGCGTTTGGAGCATGCCAACAAACCTCGGCGTAGCACCATCGTGGAACTTAGGGATCAAAGCAACGCCCCACGCGCAAGGCTGGATACTCATGAATTCGGATGCAGCCTTCGAACCAGGGCAGCTCGAACGTTTCCACAACGACACAACAGAAGAAGCGATCATCTTCACAAGCGCCACGCCAGGCTGGTCCTGCGTTTGGATAGGAGCCAAAGTCGTAGAAAAAATAGGCCTCTTTTCAGAATGCTACGTGCCTGCCTACTTCGAAGACAACGACTACGAGCAACGCGCCAGGAACAACGGCATACCGATTATGGTCTCGGACGCAGCCGTACAACACGACAACTCATCCACCATCAAAGCATCGCCAGAATACGCTGAAAAAAATACACGCAGCTTCCAATCAAACCAGGCGCTCCACTTAGAACGATGGGAAAATGGAACACCACCAATCGGACATTGGGACATCACACGACGAAGGGAACTCGGCTGGGATGCGTAAAATAACAGAATTCAAAAACCTCCACAAAGGCGAAACCCTCTACGTCTTCGGTTCAGGCGCAACGCTGAACTACCTGGCCCCTGGTTTCTTTGACGACAAAATCTGCGTGACGACCAACTTCGCTGGCTCCATTTTCGGGCTCAAAAAATATTACTGCTTCAGCCATTACCACGAGGACAGCAGAAAAGAAAACAACAAAGAACAAAGCATCGCCGTGTTTACGCCAGACAAAGAACACGGAACAGATGGATACTTCATCGACATCATGGATGGAATCGTTCTCTTCGAAGCAACACAAGGAAGACCAGGCGCATCATTCGACCCACACGGCAAAGACTGGCCTAGCAAAGAAGACAGCCTCGTCGTTGGCTCTTCAGGCATACACGGAGCGATGCACCTAGCCGCCTACATGGGCGCAAAATACATCGTGCTCGTAGGAGCAGACTGCGGAACACTTGGAGGCAACCATCGCATCGACGGCTACGTGGAAGGAGACACCCACTGGAGCCTTTACGAAATGCACCTGCGAAGAATGAAGGAACGCCTCAACCAGGTCTACGGATGCCAGACATACTCGCTAAACCCGTTCATCAATTACAGCCTCGAAGGAACACCATACAGAGGACACGCAACCATCAACTAGAATTGGCACATCATGAGCGGACCAAACTACGCAACGCGCAACCAGATCAAAGCAGCACTACGCATCGGAACCGCTGACACAATCGACGACGAGCTGATCGACAACTGCGCAGGCGCAGCATCGCGTCTCATCGACGGATACTGCAGCCGCAAATTCTGGACAAGCGGAACAGCAGAGACACGCCTCTACACAGCAAGCAACGCATACGTCTGCCAGATAGACGACATCGCAGGAACAGCCATCACGCTGCAAAGTTCAACCAACGCGGATGGAACATTCGACGTGACGTGGCAACCAAACGACTACCAGCTCGAACCACTCAACGGCAACCTCGACGGCCTCACGTGGTCATACGACCGCATACGCGCAACAGGCGACTACATCTTTCCAAACATTGACACAAGCTACGGCGAGCAAGCATTAGTGAAACTGACCGCCATCTTCGGATGGCCCACCATTCCAGAACCAGTGACCCAGGCAACCATCATCCAGGCATCACGCATCTTCAAACGATACGACTCCCCGCTAGGCGTCGCAGGCTTCGGAGACTTGGGAGCAATTCGAGTGAGCCGCGCACTTGACCCAGACGTCGCGCAGCTCGTAGAACCCTACAGACGAATGCGGCTATTCGCGTGAGCGCAACAGTAACAGAAATAAAACAAGGCATCGCGAACGCCCTCGCAACCATCCCAGGACTTCGCAGCTACGCCTACCAACCAGACAACCTGAACCCACCATTCGCATGGCCAATGCTGGACACAGTGACATACAACGGAGCGATGCGCGGCGGACTTGTCACACACGTCTTCACCGTCACCGTTGTCGTTGGAAGGGCAGCAGAACGCACAGCACAGAACGCGCTAGATGGATACGTGGGATACGACTCAGCGACATCAATCCGAGCAGCGCTAGAAGCAGACAGAACCCTAGGCGGAGTGGTCCAGAACTTGCTGGTCGAGTCGGCAAACAACATCTCCACAACAGAAGGAAACGACACCACCTACCTGATGGTGGACTTCAGAGTTGTGATCTACGCCTAGATTTATTTACAGGACGAACTCCGCCCTGTTAGAGTTTCATAAAGCAAACACCTCTAGTGCCGAAGGGCAGGAGCAACACAAATGGCAAAGCAAGTCCTCACAAACGTGGCTGTCACTTTCGGAACAGCAAACACCGACATCACCTCATACGTTGCATCATGCACCTTGAACTTGACGGCAGCAGAAATCGCTACGACCTCGTTCGGTTCAAGCGGAGCAGTCACACGCATTCAAGGACTCAAGGACCACAGCGTCACTCTTGAACTCATGCAGGACTATCCAACGATCGAAAAATTGTTCTACGACGCATTCACAAACGGCACCTCAGTACCAATGACAGTGAAGCCAAACGGAACAGGCGCAGCAGGCAGCACCAACCCACAATATGCATTCAACGTGCTACCTGTGAACTGGACCCCTGTTGCGGGCGCCGTAGGTGACCTGGCAACAGCCTCAATCACCTATCCAATCGATGGCGTTGTAACGAAGACAGGAACTGGCGCTTAATAATTCCCAACCCTTACCTGCGGAGGTAACAGAATGAAACTCGCACTTGAAGTAACAACAACACACGACAAGAAGAAGCGTGTGATTGTTGCGGCATTTCCAGACTTCATCGCATTCGAAAACCGCTTCAACAGAAGCGTCGCAAAATTCGAAACAGAACTCACACTCACTGACCTCGCATTCCTAGCATGGAACAGTGACTACCGCGCAAAGAAAACAGGCCTCGACTTCGAGACATGGTGCGATGAAATTGAAACGCTAGAACTTGCGGACCAGGCGGAGGCCACGATCGTCCCTTTGGAGATCAGTCAGCCCACTGGATAATCGCGTACCTTTCCTGCGAAACAGGAATAGCGCCTTCAGTGCTGCTGGCAGAAACACCCCGCACAATTTTTACCATGCTCGCTTATTTGCGATGGAAGGCCATCCAGCAAAACAAGTAACCTGAACGCATGGCAGTAACAGGACTACCGCTCGGACGAGCAGGCCAGGTAACAATCGCGCCTAGCGGCAACAACCCGATAGTTGTTGAAGGCATCGCAGAATTCTTACGAGCCGCTTCGAAGGCGGACGAGAACTTCAACAAGGAGATGCGCCTCGCCGCCAAACAAGTCGCGCAGCTCGTAGTTGACGGAGCCAAAGTGGAAGCCTCCACGGTAAGCAGGAACCGCCAGGCGGAGCAGGTGATGAAGGGCATGAAGGCCAGGAGCGACCGCATCCCAACCGTCGCCCTTTCAGCGAAGGAGGGCTTCGTTTCAGTGAGCAGGCCCAACCGCCTCCGCAAACGCAAAGTGACACGTGGGGACGTTTTCTTCGGCGCCGAATTCGGAGGCCAGGCAAGGCCAACCACCCGCCAATTCTTGAGGCACAGGGGACGAAGCGGGTACTTCTTCTGGCAGACCGTCCGCAAGAAGCGCGACGAGATCGCGACCGAGTACCTCAAAGCCATCCAGGACGTGCTGACCAAACTCGCCAACGACTAGCCCCCACGAGGGACCAACCCGAAGCGGGCCAGAACGGTGGGAACGGTCGAAGCCCCACGAGGGACCAACCCGAAGCGGGCCAGAACGGTGGGAACCAAGTAGGGTAAAAGGGAGGAGGACCAATGCCCGTCTATTTCGCATCCATCAAAGCGACCCAACCAAAGCCGCTCGCAGACACGTGGGCAGAGCTCAAAGCCCTCCTTCAACACCACGAAGAAAACGCAAACAAAACAGACGGCGCCCTCTGGTCGCCAGTCGAATACTACCCAGGGACCAAACGAGGCAACAAAGGCGTCCGCTTCATAGAAGCCCTAGTCGTAGACATGGACGGCGAAGCATTCGACAACGCCAGACTCGACGGCCTGGAGTGGTTCGCATATTCCACTTATTCGCACAGCAACGAAGACCCGCACTACCACCTCGTCCTCCCGTTAGCGGAACGAGTGCCAGCAGGATTATGGCGGGCGGTTTGGCTTGGACTTCACCAACGCCTGCAGCTCGAAGGCGACCCGCAAACCAAAGACCCAGCCCGCCTCTTCTTCTTGCCACAACACGCGCCAGATCAACCGTACGAATTCCATGAGGGACACGGAGCGCTCCTCGACGCAGACTTCAACTGGGAAACAGAACACAACATCGAACCAGGGCAAACAAGAACAGCGCGACAACCACGACAACGCAAACCACAATCGGTCATGCTTTCAGAAGACTGGTGGAACAGCGCAACAGGAACAAACCGATACAGCGAACTCAACGGCAAAGCAAAATACAAGGCGATGCTCGAAGACTTCACAGCACTCATGAACCAAGTCGGAGGACCAGAGTAGAATTACGCGCATGGCTGGCGAGCGCACCTTCTTAGTTAAATTTATTTCAGACACCCTCGGCTTCAACAAAGGCATCGCAAGCGTAAGCGGAGGAATGGGCTCCCTCAAAAAGGGCGTCACAGGACTGCTGCCATCATTCAAAACGATGGCGATAACAGGGGCCGCCGCTTTCACTGCGACAGCAGCAGCCGCATACAAAGCCGTCGAAGGCGCAGCACAAGATCAAAAGTCGCAAGCCCTCCTCGCACAACAACTCAAAGCAACCACAGGCGCAACCTTAAGTCAGATAGCAGCAGTCGAAGAACAGATCAACGTGATGATGCTGGCGACAGGCATCGCAGACGACAACCTGCGCCCAGCCTTCGCACAGCTCGTACGTGCAACAGGCTCGGTAACAGAAGCCAACGACCTCATGAAATTAAGCCTCGACGTTTCAGCAGGCAGCGGTAAAGATTTGACGTCAACAGTGGCAGCCCTGAGCAAAGCCGCGACGGGCAACTTCGCAGCGCTTGGAAAACTTGGAATACCGCTTAGCGACAACATCAAGAAGTCCAAAGACATGAACCTGGTGACGGCTGAATTGAATAAACAGTTCGGAGGCGCAGCAGCAGTCGCAGCAGACACATTCTCAGGACGCCTCCTGCGATTGAAAACAGGCTTCGGAGAAGTTGTCGAGTCAGTCGGCTACGCACTTATGCCAGCACTCGAAGGAGCGATGAGCCTCATCACAGACAAAGTGATGCCAGTGCTTAACGATTTCGGTAGCGCACTTTCAGAAGGCGGAATAGGTGGCGGCATTCAATTCATCGCGGACAAATTCAGAGAAGGCGCCCCGCTTGTTGTTGGCGCACTTCAAGAATTAGTAACAGCAGCAATCAACTGGACAGTAACAACAGGAGCCCCAGCATTCGCTGCAGGACTTCAACAATGGGCAGAAGCGCTGACTGGATGGATTGAACCACGCATTCCTATGTTCATTGGAACACTCCGCGACTTCTTCCTTAAAGGCTTCGAATGGCTTTACAAGGAAGGACTGCCAAAACTTGTAACTGTTGTCCAAAAACTCGGAGACACCCTCGCGTCATTCGTTGGTAAGGCAGCACGACAACTTCCAGCACAGCTCGTAACATTCCTAGGCGACCTTGCCAAATGGGTACTTTCAGATGGCATCCCCGCGCTACTTTCAGCAGGAACACGACTCGCTGGATCGCTTCTCAAATGGACGCTAACAATCGGAGCGCAACTCATCGCAGGACTTGGCGGCGCCATCGTCGCATTAGTTGCAGCACTCCCTGACATTTTCGTTGGATTTATTAAAGGCATCGCAAACATCGCAGTGAACGCCGTCAAAGGCTTCATCGGAAAATTTGACGACATGAAAACGGCGCTGGCAAACATTGCCGTCTCGGTAGTTAACACACTCATCGACGTCTTCAACAAGATACCGCTGGTCCCAAACATTCCGAAAATTACCCTGGACACAAAGAAGCTCGGAACGCAGATGGGACTAACGAGCCAGCAGCTCCAGGATGTGAACGCCAAGTTCGATGGCGTGAATGGAACCCTCAAAGTAAGCAAGGACGCACTCAACGGCTTCGAAGACGCGCAAGACGGAGCAGGAGCATCAGCAGGCGGAGCAGCGAAAACCCTGAAGACCGCCAAAGAAAAACTCAAGGAATACACAGACGCACTGAAGACTTCAACCTCGGCTCAGAAGGCGTTTAGCAAAGCACAGACAGACACAAAGAACGCACAGGCAGACCTCAATCAAGCAAACATTGATGTAGCTACAGCACAAGCAGCCCTTGATAAAGCCGTCGCAGGATATGGAGCAGGCTCCCCAGAAGCCATCGCAGCGCAACGCAAACTGGACCAGGCGCAACGAGGCGTGGAACGGGCTGGCTACCGCGTGGAGGAATCCGTCTTCGCCATTGCAGACGCCGAGCGGCAGCTCGCAGAGATACGCCTAGACCCAGCCTCATCCCCACAGGCAATACGCGAAGCGGAGATAGCGCTAGCCGAGGCGAAGCTTTCAGCAAGGGACGCCACAGACGAGCAACGGGACGCGACAGATGAACTGGCCACGTCACAAAGCACCCTCAACGAACTCATTTATGGGGCCGTTGTTGGCTCAGACTTTTACGCCCAATTTAGTGACGCCCTCACAGAAGCAAAGGGACGCCAGGAAGAAGCGACCATTCGAGTCGCAGACGCCATCGACCGCGAAGCAGAAGCACAAGAGCGCCTCAACACAGCAAATGAAAAGGCCGCTGAAATTGCAAAACTTTATCCGAAGATAGCGGCAAGCGTTCCCAACCCAATGAACGCCGTCGTTGCCCAACCATCGAGCACCATCAGCGCCAGATACCGCGACCTGGTCAGCACACAAGCAGGACCACAGATAACCATCAACGCAGGCCTCGGCGCAAACGGCGTCCAGATAGGCCAAGAGATCGACCAATACCTACGCGACTACCAACGCCTCAACGGAACCACCTTCAACTTCGGATCGATATAACCCATGGCCCAACAAGCAAAATGGGGAGAAACACTCGCCGTCAAACTCGACGTGGGCTTCATCACAGACGCCTTCAAATTAGACAGCAGCACACTCGACGGAACCAACGTCCTAGATGGCAGCACAGAATTCGTAGACATAACCGAATACGTCCAGGGCATCAACATCAACCGAGGACGCAACAGCCAACTTGACACATTCAACCCAGGCAGCCTCACTATCACAGCAGACGACAGAGCAAGCAGCCGCTCCTTCGACCCGTTAAACACGGCCTCCCCTTGGTACCAGGGGACACTTGGAATAGCACCACGACGAGCCGTAGAAGTTTATGGCGGCAGCGCAGGAACAGCCGCCATGTTCAAAGGCTACGTCTACGACCTCAACATCGAATACGACGAGCCCAACCTTTCCACAGCAACCATCCTCGCCGTCGACGCATTAGCCCAACTAAGCCAAACCAACCTGACCGCATTCAACCCAGCCCAGGAACTCACCTCAGATCGAGTGAGCACAATTCTGAACCGAGGCGAAGTCGCATGGTCAACAGCACTGCGAAGCATCGGAACAGGCGTCGCAACTTGCGGCACCATCGCATACGAAGACAACACCAACACGCTGCAAGCCTTACAAGCCGTACAGCTCGCTGAGAACGGGCGCCTCTTCGCAAACAGGAACGGCCTCATAGAATTTGACCAACGCATCAGCGCATCTTTCGGAACAGCAATAGCAACACTTGGAGGCACAGCAACAACAGCAATACCAATCGAAGCGCTGCAAACCGTCTACGGAGCAGAAACTGTACTGAACCGCATCTCCGTACAAATAACAGGAGGAACCGCGTCAAGCGTTGCGAACGGAACAGCAAGCCAAACCGAATACGGAATCAAAAACTTCTCACTTACAGATGTGCCGTTAGTAAACGACACAGCAGGCTCCGCCCTCGCAGTAAACCTTCTTACGACATACCAAACGCCAGAGGTGAACTTTACGGAAGCAGGAATCCTCGTTAACAGGCTGACACAAGCCCAACAAAATCAAGTAGCCAACTTCGAAATCGGAGACATCCTCCAAGTCGTAAAAACATTCACAACAGGAACACCAACCTCAATAACACAGAACGTCGTTATTGAATCCATTAGACGCCAGATAACTCCGAGCCGCCATCAAATCGTTCTAGGGCTTGGGAAGATCGACTTGCTGCTGCCATTCATTCTGGACACGAGCGCTCTTGATGATGCCGCCTATGCACTAACATAGGAGCACTATGGCGATCCAAACCTGGACAGCAGCACAGACGCTAACCGCAGCGCAGATGACTGCATTGAACGCAAACGACTACAACTGGACAAGTTCAACGAAGACCGCTTCTTATGTTTTGGTCGCAGCTGACAAAGGCACGATCATCATCATGAACTCGGCTAGTGCGACAACGATCACCGTTAACACTTCTCTTTTCAGTGCTAATGACTCGCTAAAAATTTATAACATCGGTGCAGGTGCTTGCACAATTACCGCTGGAACAGCGACCGTCACAACTTCAGGATCTCTTGCTTTGGCGCAGTGGGGAGGCGGCACACTCTATTTCACGTCGGCGTCAGCCTCCATATTTTTTCCCTTCGGGGGAATAAGTTACGGCGCAGCCACAGGCGGAACAGGTGTTCTTTCCGCAACGGTCAGCGGAACAAATTATAACTACACATCTTTTACCGCATCGGGAACTCTCACCGTTACCAAAGCAGGCTTGTTCGACTGTCTGTTAT